TACGGAACTGTCATCAACAGCTCTACGGAAATCTCGTTTGGCTGACTTACGCCTGATTAGCATGTGTATTGTATTTATGGCTGCGATGCCAGGTATCGAACCTGGGCATTATCGTGTACTTTGATAGTCAAGGTTTATTAGACCTCCGCTCTGCCGCTGAGCTACATCGCATTATTGGTGGAGAGACTTTTACGGTGTCGCCCCAGTTCATCCAAAACGTAATCAGGGATTGAACCTGAAACATGCTCCTATATTTGTGCTCATACATGGAGCTGCGTTACCTTGCACACGCCTTTACGTCATATATTTGGTGGAGTATGAGAGAATCGAACTCTCGTCCCAAGGGTTTCCAACTCGTGGATTTACGCCTGGTCTAACCATTGATACCCCAGAAAGGAGGACAGGGCTGAGGAGTGCGTGCCTCACTTGCGTCAACTACTCCATGTAGCCGAACCCATCTTCCTATCTACAAGTTTATAATTCTTGACTGGTCTGTACCCTGGTTTCCGAACATTCGGTTGGGCAGATGTGGTAAAATATTTGGCATATTTACTTCCTTCAATAATTATTCATTTAATACCAGTTAACCGCATTGTGGTGCTGTAGGGCATTTGCCCAAGAGCCGTAACGTCCTATAACATAGGAGTTCATCCAGCGTATTTGACAAGCACCGTCTGCGTTTGGTGGCATTCCGCAACCAGATTTGCCACAGGGTAATTCCTGGGCTACTCCACAAGCATTCGAGCCTCCAGTATTGTACAACTGAGGGTTACAAGAGCCGTTCTCACGTCTTTGTAATTCAATAGCACTATTGAGTTCCGAACTGCTAACGACAGAAGCAAGCCAAGCCTGACAGTTACCACTGACTGCAACCTGAGTAGATACTCTAATGGTCTGCTGCCGTGCTGCCTCTAACTTTTCTTGCTTTAGTCTTTTAAAGCGGAGTTTTCCTGTTCTAGTTGTGTAATCTTCGCATCTTTTTCACTAACAGCTGTTGTCAACTGTTGTTTTTCCGTTTGCACGGTCTTCAGATTCGATTCGATTTTACTAGTCTCTTGCTGTGACTCCTGAAGGGATTGCTCCGCTTTTTGGATTGAGGCTGCATGAGCAGTCTGCACAAACACATAAGCAACTAGAAGGACTGTAACAACTGCCAGGATAGCTGCTGTCTTAGACCATTTTACGATTGTACGAATAAACGTCCTTTCGTTATTTGATATAGGGTAGTGACTGATAGTCCGTTTTGGTAATTCTTAACCTAAATGGTTCTGAACGGTTCTCTCTAACTGTTCTACTCTACTGGGTATTATATCAAACTCGAGCCAAAAAGTCAAGGGCTTTTTACAATAAAGTGTTGTAGTCTTTACATATTGCTCATCCAGTACATAAAATCGTACTGTGCTACCGTGAACTTTGGTTCAAAATATCTGCTACCCTTCCAGTTGTTGCATTTAGCATGTTCTGGATGTAGGTTAGTCGGGTCGAATACACGAGACGGTTCTCTTGACCTGGAGTAGATATGACCGAGCGTGACTTCCTCGGCAATGATGAACCTTCCGCAATGTCCACAGACGTAACAACCGTTATCGAGTGGTGGATTTTGTTTCTTCCATTTCTGGATGAACTTGAGCCATTCATGTGTTTTGTCCCCCATTGAGTTTAAACTGCTATTATAGTAACCATTCATTAGGTATCTCTCTCACTGCAGCTATGAAACCGTTCTTCTCAGCCCATGCGAGTTGAGTATTACGAGTTCCATCTTTACGTTTAGCACCAAACTCTCCATTAGCCCAGAATAAGATTCTTATATCTACGTTAGGATGCTCTGCTTTAACTGCTACCATCTTGGCTCTGACGGCTGAATCCCAGCTTCGTCCATTGCCTTTGGTCTCAATATATATTTTGTGCTTAGAGTTAGTTTCCAGTATGAAATCAGGAATATATTTCTTAGTAAGAGTGTATTCCAACTTCTCGGTTTCGTAACTGAAGTCAAGTTTCCTGCTGCGGATGTGGTTCGCTGTCATGTACTCGAACTTGTTCTTGTACGGCTTCCACTGCAGCTTCCTGGCTTCTTTTGTAAGCCCATCTTTTGTTGGCATACTCTCTCGCTTTCTCGCTAGTTAATGTTTTGGCGAAACCTTTTTTCACCCTTCGCCTTCCACCTTTGCGTCCAGCGAACTCTTTGATTATCTTAGCTGAGTCGTTCATCTTTACGCCACCTATATCCACCAGCATGAGTTATGTATCTAGCAATAGCTTTGCTAATACTAGATTGCTCTATACCAGTTTGTCTACCTGCCTTGTGTATCGAAGGGTATTTTATACCAGTCTCAACACATATTACTGGCGTTGGTTTTAATCCAGCACCATCAGGTCTGACTCTTCCGAGTTCTTTATAGGAGTGTACCTGATTCTCGGTGTGGATACACCATTCTAGGTTTTCTACACGATTATCTGTTTTGATTCCGTTCTTATGGTTAACCTGTGTTTTGCCATCTGGATTATCAATAAAGACCTGTGCTACTATTCTGTGTACCCGAATATCGAAGGCTACACCATTGCTGGCAAGTTGTGTCTGCAAATATCCGTCTTTACGAAGCCTCAGAACCTTAACACGACCTTTTGGGTCTTTCATAAAGCTCTTAATCTCTCCGACTCCGTTTACTTGATACATGCCGTTGTAACCTGGTATGTCTACCCACTTACTCATTAACTTAGCCTTTCGTCCTTCCGAGCACCCTGTAGGTCAATAACTCGAGACTTGATAGCATCAATTAAATCATGGCTATCTGCAACGATTGACTTAAGTTGCTCATAGAGAACTTTAGCATCTGTGTAAGTATTTTGTGCCTCAATGAACTTTTCGTCAGTGTATTTAGCGTCACCTGCTGATGTAGAATTGTGTGCTTCTTTAGCACGTAAGAATGCTCTTCCCTTTTCTGCTTGCATAAGGGTTTCTTTCCGCATTGCATCTCGGTGTGCGTCCACCTTGACATCTAGTAGTGATGCCTTCATAGCACTGAGTTTTACCCCAATGTATGAAAGAACATCACCAGTTAGACTTTTAAGGAACTTCTCATCAGACAACTGACGGTTAATCTTCATTATTTTTTCGATTAACTGTGCTGTATCTTCAGGTGACATATTAAATATCCAGGTCGTCTAGGTCAGGAGCAGCTGACGAGGTTTGGTTAGCGATAGGTTCTGCACCGAGTTTCTCAGCAATTCCCTCTAGTAAACCAATAACATAGTCGAGCTTATCGTGAACAATTTCTGTACTCACGTTAGCGGTAAAGTCATCTGCAGGAGCTTGTGCTTCCTGTGCAGGTGCTTGTCCTAGTGGACGTGATGCTGATTTGAAGTTATAGAATGTTCCAAACGTTCCATCAATTTGTACAATATCACCAAATAGTTCATCGCCTGCAGCAATTTCGTTACCTGGTTTCTTGTTTACATTAATCCATCCCTTATCAGAATGACCATCTAGCTTGACTTTCCAAGCGTTGAATGTGTTGCCATCAAATGTGACGGTCTTTGGTGTTTTGTCTTCCTTGCTTACTGTCGCTTGGAATGCCTGTGCTACTTTAAATGCTTGTGACATTTTATTCTTCTCCTACAATTACATTAGTTATATCAATTACATCGTGACTAAACTCTTCCCAAGGGTTTTCACCGTTAGCGAGTTTCTCACCGTTTACCCAATAGATGTCTAGTCCTTCTACAGTCCAGCCTGCACGTTGCAAGATGAATGCGTAGAATGAAAGCTGTAACCAGTGGCAGTCCAACAGTTCTTTACCTAACTTAGGAGCTGTGCCCTGAGTCAATGCGTAGAATGGTGAATCAACTAACTGATATTTAGTTTCATGGATGTCTGCATCTGTTTTGAAGTCCTGAATCCTGATGATTCGTTTCTTCATGTCTACTACTTTGATTCGGTCAATCGAACCACATAGCTTAAGACCTTTTTCCCATACAAACTCTTCATTGAATCGGATGTAATCACCACCAAATAATTCGTGGAATGATTCAACAACTTTCTTCATTAGAGGGTTTCGGTTGAGTGCCTTGTTTACACCAATAACTGGTGGCTTTGTCTTGAACTCTTTGACACTCTTGATTTTATCACCAAGTTCAAAGTTACGGTCATAGTTTTCCATTGCAAAGTGAATTGAGTTACCAAAGTTTGTCGATATTTGTGAGTTAATTTCCCACATCGCTTTGATTTGCTCTACTTGTGCATCTGTTAACTTATGCTTATTCTGGATAGCCTTAAGGATTTCAGTCTTATCAAACTCAGCGTAGAATTGTTCTGGGAACTTGCTACCACTTAAGAAGCCTTCAAGTCGTTTGTGACCATTTACTTCATTGATTTCGATGTTCTTACCAATGAGCACACTATTGTATGTTATAGGTTCGACTGTTTTCTTAACACCGCTTGCATCCACTACCTGGGTCAAGTAAGCTAGAACTGACTGCATCTGAGCCTTCGTTGGCTTTTCTACAGGCTTTGCGTCTTCTGCAACTTCTGCTTTCTTAACTTCTTTAGGTGCTTCAGCATATTGCAATTCAATGTTAACACCAAAGCTCTTGCCACTTCCACCTGTGATAATTGACAATACAATTTGTACTGGAACTTCTGCATCCATAGATTTTGCAATCTCTAGGTTCTTGTCTTTTGCAATGTAGCCAATAGGTAGCCACTCTTCGCCAACCTGTACATCAACCGCTACTGCATTCTTATCATACTCGTTCTCAGCTTCACGCCTTACTCGTAGTGGTTCTTTGCCTTTAAGAGTAGAAATAACTGCTTGCCTACCCTCGAAAGTGACTCCAACCAACTTACTGTTGTATTTGAATACTTTACTCATTCTAACTCCTTTATTGTTATCTTGGGTCGTTGTCATAGCCTACCATACCGCAGATTATCGGAAACGCTATACATACTATTATTAGTATCATCTTTACCTTTCATCATACTAGGTATTATATCAAACTGGAGGCTAAAAGTCAATAGTTTTTCCAGGAAATGTGTTGTAGAATTAACATTCTTATGTTTCCTAACCTGTTATCTATTGACTTTACTAAGGAGTTATGGTATAATACCACATGTAGAGATTTCTTTGTCGTTACTCTACGCTTAACTCCTTTCTTGAACCCTTGGTATTCCCCTATGCCTTGGGTTCTTTTTTTGTCTTTAAATCTTCCCAATAGAAAGTATCTTTCACTTCTGGGTCATCAATCAGCTTATTGCTTGCATAGATGAAGTTAAAATGCTGGAAATTACGTACTGCCTGCCAGAATCGTTCATGTGGGTGTTCCAGTAGGTAGTTTACAAAATCATATTTTGCTTGCTCGTCCCTATCACCACCAAACATTATATCCTGCATTATTTTGCCCTTCGTCTTGCTGCTTGTTGACCTAACTTGGTCACTTTTTTAGCTGCTCTTCGCTTCTTAGTACGAATGACCACCTGCTCATCGTTACGCTCTTTTTTTCGCATCAACTTACTAAACAAATCTACTTTTTTATTCATTTTCAGTGCTCCTCTGCTTGAACTTAATATCTATTGCTCGTGCTACTCCACTGACCATCAAAGACCTTTGATTAAAGCCTTTCAAGTACAATGTTTTGAGGCTTCTAACTCGACTCAATCCAACGTATCCCATGCCTTCAACAAATGCCTTAGACAAATCAACTTCCGCTGTGTCTAGTGTCATCCCCTGAGACCTGTGTACTGTTATTGCATACGCTAATCGTATAGGAATCTGTGTCAAAGCTGCTGTTGTTCTCTCACTTCGTTTGTATTCCCACTCCTCTGGATATACTGTAAAAGCATATTTATCTCCAAAGTCAACTACTGGGAATCCTTCTGTAGACCACGCTGTGATTACTCCAATACTGCCATTAAAGAATCGACCTTCTGAGTCATTCTTTACTGCCATTACTGTCGCACCCAACTTAAGCCTGAGTATCTCTGGTGCTAGAACATTCTTTTGCAATATCTGCAAATCGTTCCATGAATTACCTCGGCTTGTACGCAAATAATAATGCGTATCTCCTGTCAATTCATCCAATTTCTTGTTGTTGATATTCTCAACATCTATGTTTAACGTGTAAAGACGTGTAACATTATCGGATGCCTTATATCCAATGCGACTTTTAAGTAAGTTAAGATGGTGTTGATTCAACGTTCCATCACGCATTGCATTTAAGATTCCCTGTAATTCTACATCATCCTGCCTGAATTGTTCTTCTAGGTAACATACCTTGACATTCATGCGTTTCCATACTTCACTGAATACAACGAACTTCCCCGAACCGCCCTGTTTAACAGGTTGTAACTGAAAGAAGTCTCCAACTAGGATAATCTGAATCCCCCCAAACGGCTCATTATTCTCACGAATCAGTCTCATAGCCATATCGACCATATCCAGATTGTAATCGTGCATCATACTGATTTCATCTATAATTAGAACATCAGTCTTCCGAATATCTTTCTTCCTAGTCTCGCTCATTGTGTAAATGTAGTCATCGTGTAGATGGTCATCAAGACCCATGCCAGACCAGCTGTGGATAGTTTGTCCACCAATGTGTGAAGATGCAAGACCTGTTGTAGCTGTTATAACAACCTTCTTATGCTTACGTTTCGCTTGCTTCACAAACTCATTGATTGTCCATGTTTTACCAGAACCTGCTTGACCAGTGAGTAGAACGTTTGCCCCCGACAGCATAATCTCTATCGCCCTACTTTGTATCATCTTACATTTCTCCTGTTCCTAGACTGTTCTTCATCTGTAGCCCATCTACAATTTCTTGGTTCATAGTTACCATCAACATCTATTCTGTCAATAGTATATTTACCATTTGGCTTATTGCCCATGTCCAATACAAAGTTCCAAAAACCTTGTTCTATATCCATCCATCTTTCGCAGATGATTATTCCCCTAGCACCCCAATACTTATAGTCTTCTGAGGCTGGATTATAACACCTTTGTCTCATTGACTTATATGTTATATAGAGTGGATGTGATTTTCTACCCTGATTAGGTGCTATAACAGTCTTTAATGGGTCTCCATATTTCTTAAATCGTTTATAGTGTCTAACGCAATATCCAAGTTTTAAGTATCTATTACTATTACTCGCTAAATCACCTTGTCCAGAACAGTTTTCGATTTTGCAATGGTTCACACGAGTAATAATAACTTTCGTTTTATACTTGTACATCTCCATTATGCTATACCCATCTGTGCTTTACGTCTTCGGACTTGCCACCCCTGTTGTAGCCAAGGTGGTTTCTCTTTAGACTTAATATCTGGTACTAATTTACGTGCTACTGCCAATGCAGTTTCAACATATTTAGGCGTGTCAATCTCTTTCTGTGCTATCACTAGCTTGACAACTTTCAGCCCATCATGTTCCAACACACCTGGTTTACTGACAAGTTTATCAAGACCTTCGATTTCGCCAGATAGAAGATTCCCCTGCCCAACGTGTTCTACTCGTTTCGCTCGACTTTTCCCTGCCATATTACCCCTTAGTGTTTTTCAAACTTGATATTTGTCTCAAACCATAAAACGTTAACTTTAATTCCATTATCAATAGCTATTGACAAACCAAACCTTTTAAAGTTTAAGTATGTATAAATAGACAATGTATTCTTCTTTTTGTCAACTTTAATATGAGGTGTCTTTGTCAGTACTTTCGCTTCCATATCTTTCTCCTTCTTTTTATATATATTAAACATCTTGCCGTTCAGCAGAGTTTCCTCGTAAAACCATTGATGCTTCTTCACAATGTTGTAATTCCTCTCTAAAAGCCGTAATAGCTAATGCCCGAGGCAATTTACCTTCATCAGCCATAACCATATAATCTTCAAAACGTTTAGACCTATATTGTTTAACTTCTTCTTCACGTTTACGTGGTGATTTCCATTGTTCCATGTTTCCCCTTAAGTCCACCGAGACCCGATGGTATTTCTTATTGAACGCTCTGAGTTTTGGATACACTCCCCCCTACTATCCCCCAGCACAATCGAGTTACGATTATGTACTTCTGAGAGAAGTAGGAGAGAGTTAATGTATTTCCCATCGTTACGACTTCGTATCATCAACACCTAGAGTTCCCCTTGAGTCCTCTAAACATGTATCCCGACCTATACCCTACTGCTTGAACACTTTCGTGCTTGCCTGTAATAAGTTAGCTAACTGCTTAACGGTCATTGAGGGGATTGCACCCTCTCTAGTTTCCTGTGATATATGCTCCATTATCAAAACGTTTTGTCTTGAGTCATGTAGGGATTATATCAAACTTTTGTCTAAAAGTCAAGCACTTTTGGCAATAATGTGTTGTAGAATATACAATAGCCACACTATCAACACTAGTAAGATGACTACAAACTTTGGGTCTTTAAACGGATTGTTTGGCTCTAATACCATACCAGACCTTCTCCCAGAATACATCATACAATTCTGTTTCAAATCTATTACCGAACTCATTGTTATGTGCTTCAGCCCATCTAAATGCTTCAGCTTCAATTCCTGCCTTGCCTGCCATATCAAGTTTTTGTCGTAATTCATCGTTAGTTTTAACGTACTTGATGATATATTTTGTGTTCTCCAGCTTAAATGCTAGTACACCCTTGTAAATTGATTCTCTGCTCATATTACTCCTCGTAAAAGTTATGTGGTTGACCGCAACATTCACAACCTTCATCGTCTGCGTCTTCACCAGTTATTGCTTCAAACTCTTTTATAGCTAATCGCATTGACCTAAACTCTTTTTTAGCTTCAGTCGCAAGCGTACCTAACTATCTTTCATCCTTCCAGTCCTCATCTTTTAACCAGAAACTACCACCACTGTTGTTACTACTATATATTATTGTCTTCATACTAACCCCATCTTCTAGTCGCTTCTCAGCATCTGTCTCACTTACTTGTTTAATCTTAATTATCTTCTTCTTCATATTCACCCCTTTCGGACTCAGCGTCCATTCTTGCATCCATCTCACACTCTTGCATAAAGTCAAGGTGTGCTTCATAACAATCTTGGCAATTTCTATAGTGCTCCTCGTTAAACCTGCTATGCTCGTCCATCTAACTATCCACAACTATCAGGTCTGGAAAATCACATGGGTCTGATACCAGTCCACAATTATCACACTCTAGCAAATCATTCTTCACTGGGCATTCATGTAGTACTAAAGCACCACAATCACCGCAAGTGGTTACGTTGAACCCGTTTGCTTGCATTTTCTGTAGGACATCTTCGTTACTGCCTGTCAAATATATTCTGTGGCTCATAAGTAGTTCTCCCTTACTTTAATTACGTGCTTGACAACTTCGCTGTCTTCCCCTTGGTCTTTAACGAGTTTATTGATTAGCTTGTCCCATGTTGCCAATTCATCTAGTGTTAACGTTGCACCGTACCTCCATGCTTTATCAAAATCTTCTAGTGTTGTCTTTTTTACATAGCTCATATCAATCTCCCTTATTTAGTCTTTAGTGGCATTAGTATACCGTAACCCGAGTTGTACCCTGTCTGCTTGTGTACCATTGCTCCGAGTATACCATTCAGCTTGAACGTTAACCCGTCACTCGCAAATAGTGCTTGAATCTTTTTGGCATAATCAGCGTTGAATCCAATTCTATCAGAATTAGCCCCGACTAGTGCTCTATCAACAGTCGTTGTTATATCTGGAAAGGTATTATAACTGTATGTCATACCCTCTAGCAACTCTTCTGTTAAGTAGTCCTTGCCACTTGCCAACTTGTACCATGTCTCGATGTAACTACGGTGTATTGTACGTCCCTGCAAGTTGTCATCCTCAACTTCTAGCATAAACATAACATAACCATCTGTTCCTGTTAAGTATAGTTTATCATTATACTTCAAAACTTTTGCATTCTCGATTGCTGGTCTAGTATTATCTTTACTGATAATGTCTAGCATAGCCTTGACTTGTTGACGTTTTAGTTGTAGCATTATATATCCTCTCGTAAAGTTAATTCTCTTTCAATCTCTAGCAACTCCGTTAATTCATCCCAGTTGTTGCCATTAGGTGTGAACAAGTCTTTCAACTCCTCCGACCTCTGTATCAAATCTTCATCGTCCATTGCCACGTACGGTTTAGTTCTTACAAAGCCACCCATTAGATTATACCATTTTCCTTTAGTTCGTCAAGTAGTTCACCATCATCATCCACTGCACTAGCTAGTAGTCCAATAGCATCTTGCCACTGTGATAGTTCACCATAACTCAGACTCTGTGTGCTTGCCCAATCTTGCCAATCAATAGCAAAGTTCTTTACTGTATCGTACATATTATACTTCCCTTTCGTAAGTTAACTAGTGTATCTTCTACTGTTGTATCAATCTCGTCTTCTTTAAATGGTACTATCACATTCAAACCGTGATTGCCATCTTGATAAAAATTACCTTTTGCCATTGCTATTACCTTTCTTATTAGTTGTTTACTCTCTTAGTCTATCACGCCTCAACCCTATTGTCAAGGCTTTTATGTTGTGCTTTTTACAATTCTCTATACTGTATCTGATATTGTTCTGAATACTTGCCACCATTATAATCATTGCAACAAGTACCACATGCTTTTGTAGCCCTTCGATAAGTTCTACCCCTGTTACCATGCTCTTGACAAAATGCCTGATATAGTGTACGTGGTTTACGTTCAACTGTATTTGTGTCATTGCTACTATAGCATCTCTTGCCATCACCGCCAATCTCTAGCAGTTTAGCCTGCCATACTGTATCATGGTGATGTCCTTCTGTCAAGGCGTGTGCTATCTCATGTAGTATAGTCAATCGTACTCTATCCTCATCGTTAATTTCAACGAGTTTAGTTGACAATTCTATCTTTCTACCGTATAGCATACTATGCCCATATCGTCCGAATGCACTTGTTAAATGAGGGTTCATCACAGCTTGCACTTCTGTTAATTTGTGTTCATCCATCATTTCACGTAGTAACTTATGTGCTTGCAATTTATTCATTTTATTATCCCCTATAGTTCATTGATATATTCAAACGTGCAACCGTTCAACTCTAGTGTATCACCCTCAGATGCTTTTGTCAAGAACTTTTTCAATTCTTTTATATCACTATCATACCATCCGAAGCCACGTAGCCATTTACCAAAATACCTATTTGTTGTAGTGCTATAGTTATAATCACCACTGATAGTATATTTTACCCCTTGTTTTTTAGCAATAGTTGTGTTGTAACTCTGAAAAACTTCCGTGTCTCCGTCTCTGATAGTAAACTGATTATCTACTACATTACCAGAACGTGGACTAGTTAAATTGTCAACTTTCATATTATACCCTATCCAT